GCGTAAGAATATGTTTCACTTAATTTTAATTTTGTTTGTTTTTCCATTACAGGTTTTACTTCTTGTAATAAAGTTTCCATTGCAATGTCACCATAATGTGAGTAAGTATTTGGTACTTGTTCATCATTCCATACTCCAAAGTATTCTGTATATGGTGATATATATCTTTGATCAAATAAAAATCTTGCTACATTTCTTTTGTTACAAAAATATTTATAAACAAAGTCTGCTAATTCTTTCGATATTGCTTTTTTAATTACTGTATATTTATTTTTTTGAAACGACATTTTTAATAATATTTTTCCCCTTTAGTTTTCTATTTGACTGTATAAAGTTTTTAATATAGTCTGGTTTATTCTTTACAGTATTAGTTTCGAGGGTAGCTTGTATTACAGCTTTTTTCATATTATCATTAGGCTTTGACATTTAAAACACTATTAGGTATTGCCTGACAGTTCCAATGTATAAATCTAAATGGTTCATACCCCATGTCTACAATGTATTGATGTGGCATGTACGAAGGAAAGAACATAGTTCTTCCTGGTTGAACTTTATAATTAATTTGTGATGATGCATATGTTACTTTTGTTTTATCTGCTTCTGGTAAAAGATTCATAATATTACCTGGTCTTGGATCTTCAAACAACGGCATTGATGTAGCTTCACTTGCTTTTAAAAAATAAAAACCAGAGATATGACCATTCCAATGTGTATGTAATGTATGATGTCCTGCACCTTTTTTAGCAAACTCTTGCACCCACATTTCTGTAATAAATATTGTATAATTTGTTAAATCAAATCCCATTTCAATTAACAAATTATGTGCTGTTGCACCTATATAATCTTGTAACTTTTTAAACTTAGGATCACCTATTAATGATGTTGAATGAAACACATAACCCATGTCTCCTTTATTTCCAAACTTTTTATTTCTTTTATCTATTGATTCTTTTAAATTTTTTTTAGACTCTTCAATATATTTATCAGATGCATTATTTAATTCATTAACAAATCCTGGTTCATCACCATACCATATTGGACAACTAAATAAATTTTCTCTTGCTAATTCTTTTGGAAACTGTAATTCTGTTTTTAATTTTTTAATTTTTTTCTTTTTCATATTCTCCTTATCTAAATGGCCAACCAAGATTCCATATAACTAAACTATGTCTTGAGCCTTTTTTTACTGGGCATACTCTATGCCATACAAACGAGGGGAATACTACTAAACTTCCTTTAGGTAATATCTCTTTACATTTTTTAATATTAGGTTTTTTATCAGGATCTAAGTTTCTAAAATCAAATTCTAATTCACCACCTTTATATTCTTTTGGGTCTGATAGTGTAACTGTTACAGACAACTTTCTTATTTTACCATGGGATGGATCATTAGCATTTTTTCTAATGTAAGGTTGATCCCAACTATCACAATGCCAATCATAAAATTGATTTTTATTATATTTTGTAAATTGACAAGATTCAGAAAAATCCCATTCAAAATTCCAACCTGCATTTTTATTTGCTTGATGAATGTATGGTTGTATTTCTTTATAAATCCACCTATCACTCATCCAAACAATATTAGAATTTCTTTTCTTTTTTAAATCTTTTACTTGATTTTTATTTAATGGTCTGTTTCCATAACCACCTGTGACTGCCATTTGATCTTGTAAAGATTTACCATACTTAACAATGTCATCACATATTCTTTCTGGTATTGCACTTTGAAAATACCAGTAATAATTTGTTAAATTCATATCCCTTATATTATACTATTGTTATTTAAAATTGTCAAGGGGTATTAATTTTATGAAACTGTTAGCGTACCAGAAACTGTAAATGTTGCTATTTTATCTCCACCAGGATGTGTTGCTGTTGAATTAGTTCCTGGAGATACTGAAAGTGTTACATCACTAGGTGCTCTAATAACAACAATACCTGAACCTCCTGCTTTTCCATCAGCAGCACAAGGTACGTTATTAGTAGGATTTGAACTAGCTCCACCACCTCCACCACCACCAGTATTAGCAGTTCCAGCAGCAGATTTACATGTGTTATTTGATCCTCCACCACCTTTTCCACCACCACCAGCTCCTCCAGGTCCTCCAGATCTTGCAGAACCAGTTCCGCCACCTCCACCTCCAGCATAGGTAACATCTGAACCTGTTATAGTATTAGGTGCTCCAGCACCACCAGCACCACCAGCAGGAACTCCTTGACCTCCTGCAGCAGTTGCTCCTCCACCACCTCCAGCTGCCTCATTATAAGAACCTGGATTAACTGAATTTGCTCCGTTATTACCTTGAGGTGGATCTGTGGGTGGTGTATTACCTGAACCACCTGACCCTGTGTTAGCAGAACCTCCACCACCTGATCCTCCGTTATTAGCATTTCCAGGATAACCATTTGAAGCACCACCACCTGTTGAAGTAATTTTTAAACTTGAAGGTCCACACGCATTGAATATTGAATCACTACCATTTGATCCAGGTTGAGTTGCTCCACCTCCTGATGAGGGGCCGTCATCTCCACCACTACCACCTGCTCCTATTGTTACTACATAACTTTCACCACCTTCTAAATTTGAAAATGGTAACGCTGACCCTTGTAAAGGAGAAGGACCATAACCAGAAGCACGATAACCTCCAGCTCCGCCACCACCTCCAATATCTCCAGATGCACCTCCACCTCCAGCAACCACTAAATAATTTAAATTATACGATAATAATTTTTTAGGCCATGTTCCTTGTTGTAATGCTCTTAATTGACTTTTTAAATTCCATACACCACTTGCTTTATTTAGTTCTTTTACTACTACTATTCCTGATCCGCCTGATCCTCCACTGCTAGGTTCTATTCCTGCTCCACCACCGCCACCACCAGTATTAACAGTTCCTGCGGTTGCTTGTGTTGATGGTCCTTGACCACCTGCACCACCGCCTCCAGTTCCACCTGAGCCAGCACATCCAGGAGCCATTCTTTTTCCACCTCCACCACCGCCACCATAACTAACACATGATCCTGTAATATTACTTGAAATTCCAGCACCACCATCACCAGCAGAACTAGCTGTAGGACTTGGTTGTATAGCGTCTGCTCCTGCAGCTCCAGCTCCACCTCCGCCACCAGCAGCTTGTGCACACGCAGAAGTACAAGAATGAACTCCATCTCCACCAGGATTTCCTTGAGGTGGACTTACTGGAGGAGTGTTTCCTGCTGCTCCAGTTTTTGAACCTGATGGTGCAGGTCCTGTATAACCTTGGCCTCCTCCACCTGATCCACCTGTTCCTGCATTAGTAAAACACGCTTGACTTCTTGCACCTGCTCCACCCCCTTCAGAGGTATAAGTTGTGCATCCTATAACAACACTTGTGTTACCACCATCCGTATGTGCAGAACCACCAGCTCCAATAGTAACTGCTCCTAAAGCTGTATTACCAGAAACGGATACACTTGGAATGGTTCTAACACCTCCAGCTCCACCGCCACCACCTGAACCACCACTTGTAGATCCACCTCCTCCACCTCCAGCAACAATTAAAGTATCAACTAATCTAGTTCCTGGTTGTGTAGTGACTGCACTGGGTGTGCTTGAAGTTCGTGATGTAACAGTACACTTCCCAAAAGAAGTTAAGTTTCTTTTACCAATGAGTCCACCATTAGTTCTAGGCATTTATTAGTCTCCTATTAAGATGTCCAAGCTGATCCGTTCCAATCGTAAACTGTAGGTGTTTCTGCTGTGTCGTTAGATTTAGTTGCTTCCCAACCTTTAGTATTGTCAGCTTGATATTTTGTTTCGTTCCAAGAAATTCCATACCACCATTGATTTGGATCTTCTTCTGTTCCTGCTCTACCATCATTAGTTATTGATGGATATGTAATTGGTGCTTTCCAATCATCATTACCATCTAGTGACCAAGATTTAAAAGGTTGTGGTGTAATAAATTTATTTTTGGATGCATCATATCTATAACCAATACCTGCGTATTGTTTTCTAAAGTTATGGTTATAGGATGTTTGCTTCCAAGTGCCACCTCCAAAAAAATTAACACACCATGTTTCACCATCAGCATGTTCATCTGAAGGCACACAATCATTACCCACAACTACAACTCTTTTTACAATCAGATGTGTATCTGATGTAAAACCAGTTGGGTCGGTTTTTGATTCTAACTCTGCAAAATGTGCCATATGTTTTTTCCTCCGTTATAAAAAATTTTGTTATGAAACTGTTAGTGTTCCAGAAACTGTAAATGTAGCTAATTTAGCACCACTAGGATGAGTACCAGTTGAATTTGTTCCTGGAGATACTGCAAAACTAACTGCACTTGGTCCACTTACAATAACAATACCAGAACCTCCTGTTCCACCTATGTTATTACCTGAACCTGGTTGTCTTCCAGCACCACCACCGCCACCTCCTGTGTTAGCAGTTCCAGCAGTACCATTAGCTCCTTTACCTCCAGCTCCTCCTCCACCTGATCCTCCAGGACCAGCTGGGTCAGGAACCGATGGAAAATTTCTTGCTCCACCACCGCCACCACCAGCGTAAACAGTGCAAGAATTATTTATATTATTTGTTACACCAGCTCCACCTGTTGATTCAGGTCCACCAATCGCACCAGCTCCACCACCTCCAGCACCACGTTCTTGAGGAGCATTTGAATTTCCATCATTTCCTTGAGGTGGATCTGTAGGAGGTGTATTACCACAACCTCCTCCTGGTGAGCCTTTTCCTGTTCCACCGCCAGATCCTCCGTCTCCTGCAGCTCCTGCTCCACCACCATAACCACCACCAGTTGATGTGATTGTACTAAATACTGAATCATTTCCTTGACTTCCGTTTCCTACAGTTTCTGGATTTCCGTTATAACCTGATCCACCTGCACCAATTGTTACAGGATAACTTGTTCCACTTAAAGCAGCAAAAGATAATGATGATCCTTGTAAAGGAGATGGGCCAAAACCAGATGCTCTGTAACCTCCAGCTCCACCACCTCCAGCACCATCACTATTAGCACCACCACCTCCACCACCTGCAACTACTAGATAATTTAAACTATAAACTAAAGGTGCTTCAGGCCATGTTCCTTGTTGTAATGAATCTATAACATCACCTAATCGCCAAACACCTGACGCTTTATCTAATTCTTTTACTATGACTATACCAGATCCACCTGCTCCGCCTGTACCACCATTAGAGGGATTATTTCTACCAGAACCACCTCCGCCTCCACCACCAGTGTTTACAGTTCCTGCATCCCCATTATCACTTGGCCAAGTACCACCTGTGCCTCCACCGCCAGGCCCACCTGTTCCAGTTGTTGCAGGATTAGGTGATCCACAATTATTTCCACCTCCACCACCACCGCCAGCATAAACTGCACAGTTTGGTGCTCCTGGAAAACAACCTGATACATCTGTTCCTGATCCGCCATCACCACTATAAGCTGTTCCATCTACGTTTCCAGCTTCTCCTACTGATCCAGCTCCACCACCACCGCCAGCTCCATTATTATTGTAAGCACCACCATCATTACCTTGTCCAGCGACTCCAGAACCAGCACAACTTTTTGGCCCACCACTAACACCACTAGGTGCAAGACTTGATCCACCTCCAGACCCTCCGTTTCCACCATTGGCTTGTGGTGCATTAGAACCTGATGTAATTCTTCCACCACCTCCACCGCCTCCACAAGAAGTGTAAGTTGTAGATCCAATTACTATACTTGAATTATTACCAGAACTACCTTGTCCACAAGTGGTAGATGTACCAGATCCTCCTGATCCACCTCCTCCTATTGTGACTGCTCCTAGAGCAGAGTTACCACATACTGGTATTTCTAAATTTCTTAAACCTCCAGCACCTCCACCCCCACCGCCTAGAGTAGACGCTGGGCTACCACCACCTCCTCCAGCACCGCCAGCAACAATTAATGTTTTAATTAATCTAGTTCCTGGTTGTGTAGTGACCGCACTTGGTGTGCTTGAAGTTCGTGATGTAATTGTGTTTTTACCACGAGATGTGATATTAATTGGTCCTATGATTCCGCCATTAGCCATGAATTATGTTGCCTCCTATAATTCTATCTATTATGCGTCATCTAATTCTTCGTAAGAAACAAAATAAGTTAA